CGCCGAATTCATCACCAGCCTGGGGTTGCAAACCAATAGGTCTAGTGGCAGTTGGCGCCGCCAATAGGACCTCTTCAGCCCACGCATACAAATCGATGTGAATGGGATCTGTATTCATCCCCGTATGTCTAAGGGGAATTACTTCACTGATGTACAACCATCCCGACGATGAAATATCGCCGGTAGGTAGTGTGTAAGCATTTCTATGGTGGAAATGGGGAATGTGTATTTCACCAGCTTGGCAACAACTAGGATCAACATAAATATGTGGTAAGGCCCCATATGGTACCAAGGATTCTGCACCAGTACGAATTGTCGTAGAGGGAGTCAAAAGCAAGTCCGAAGGGCCAAGCGGGTGCCACGCTATATGCACAAGACCGTAATGCATAGGCGATCCACTCACAACAGCTTTCACACATAATTTCATCTTGATCTGCTTAAAGTAACAGACCTTATTGTTTATCATTCGGTCAGTAATGTAGGCTAGATGCGGACTAATATTAGCTTTAGGGAATGGGACACCTGGTGTCCATTTATATGATGCAATTTTGACAGGTCTCTTGAATACGTTGTCTAATCTATTATCATTACTGTCGAACTCGTAGAATGTATCATCCATATCCCCAGTAACGGAGACAGTATGCCCTACAGATCCTTGAGCAAAATCATATATTCCCGTCTTATCAGTTTCTGTAGGCGACATCATATGCTCTATACCACTTTGAGGTTGTAAAGTTTTCGGTGTGGCACTCCAAAACGGCGCACTAGTAGGTTGGCTAGTGACAGGAATTCCAGACGGTGCTCTCAAATTGGGTGAGCTTGTCGGAGCAGAGGTTCCTCCCTTTGTCGGTACTAGGGTAGGTTTACTCGTAGGTGCACTCTGGGGAGCTAGTGTAAATGGGGCACTAGTTGGTGCGGTAGATGGCCTAGACGTGGGGGCACTTGTTGGTGAAATAGTTGGACCAACGGTTGGTGTGTTGTTTAGAGGTGCTGATGGAACGGTAGGTGCGATAGAAGAAATAGAATATTTTCCGATTCCACTCAATTTCACTCTCGTTCTCAATGATCTCTTCAAGGGTTTTGCGGTAGCCCCTTTTGTGTAATACTCCAACCACATCTTGGCAAACTCAGTATCTTCAGGATTACCTAAGTTAATATCAGGCAATCGGTATAACCACCCATTAGCTTCTACTGCCTCCTGCATATCAGTTGGCAAAAATTTGTAGTCATGCATATGGGACATTTGATCAGATTTGATTAAAGCCACCTCGTCATATAGATTATCTGGGGGTGGCAACCCCATCTTGTAATTTGGGTACATATAAAACATTGTAGCCAAAAGATTTAATAGGGACAACTCCTCCTTCTCCTCGGAAGTATAGACCTGAGGAATGGGTATCCAAGGATCAGTTGTTCCATCCACATTTTCATATCCGGATTGTGGTACATACATGCCAATAATATTATCATAAATAGCGTCACTACAGTCATCATCATCATAAGACAATAGAGGTGACCTGGTGACAAAATCCTTAGCAAGTGAAGGTACACGTTCTGCTTTCCTAAGCCTTCGCAGCCTCCGGATATCTTCATACGTACGCATCATTGAAGCAACTTGCGCTTTCGTATATACGGGCTCTTCCGTCCCTTGTGATGTTTTACGTGCACCACGCACGGTAGGGGGGCGAGAATTTGACTTCGAGCTCTCGCTGCTCCTTGTATTAGTAGTGTTTCCCATGCAATACTCATTGCCACTTTCACAGGAAAGAAGTGACTGAGGGTTTGGACTAAATTTCCCCTGGGAAGCGTTGATCTTGATGTCCGCAAGATCCCCGTAATCAGTCCCAAGGTACTTCTCCCTCCAATCGGTAAGGAGTTGGTCAAAATCAGCATATATGATTTTATCGCAATGTATTTCTAGATCGTGTTTCTTCACGATCTCTAGCAGCTGTCTGCGTCGCTTATCGAAAACGAGTCTCCCGTACAGGAACCATTCTCGAAGAGCTCCGCATATGCAAACAGCTGCCAGTTGGTGTCTAGTTAATTCTTTGGATGCCAAATTGGAATGCAAAGATTTAAAAATAGACTTCTCGTCCAATAGACCATTGAACGTTCCAAATTCTGGAATGTACATAGAGTCTCTCTTCAGAAAATTTACCTCCCCTTTTGGTCTAAAGGGAGGAATGATGGGTGTTTTATCAGGGGCGGTGTATTCTAAACCATATACTAACATATGTTCAGAAATATTAACACAAGTGTAACTATCGCCTAAACGACTATGGACAGCCCCTAAGCTATCATCTCCATAAAACATACTAACTACATTTTCCCTATAAGGGCTGGCCGTCAGCCCTAGGGTGTCAAAGTAAGCGCAACGGTGTAGAAGGGCGTTGGCAATACCGTTGATAAATACCGTCAGATTATTGCCTGAAGTGTTACCCTTGGTGAGTTTTACCAATGTGCCATTAAC